GAAGTAGAACAATCTGATTCTGGTGAGAATCGAAGTCTCGATAGTAATGTTAGTGATAGCCAGAATCAAAATTCTACTCAATCAGATTCTGACAAAAAAGAAGATACTCCTAAAGAAGCTACTCCTTCAACTTCTAATAATTCTGGAAAAGAAGCTGACTTCACTTCTGATACTGATAAAGCATGGGCTAAGAATCAACAACAACTTGCTAGCATCAATAATAATAACTATATCTACCTAACTCCTCCAAGTATTAATATTGATAGTCATATCATTTCTTGGAAAGACTGTGCAAATGATCTTCCTAATATTTTTAAAGAAACCATCAAAGATGCAAGTCATTCTGGATATAGGAATAAAACTCATTATGAGAACATGTTTGCCAGAGCAGAGAATGATTACAAAAATTATAAAGATGAGTGCAAGAAATCAGTATCATATCTGATCAAGGAATTTGAAATGAAGAAGCGAGCAACCGAATACAATCGGTCTGCTACTGCTGGAACTGGTGTTCTTGATACAAATAAAATGTATTCCTACAAGTGGAATGACGATATCTTCAAGAAAGTAACTGTTGTTCCTAAAGGTAAGTCACATGGTCTGATCATGTATCTTGATTGGTCTGGTTCTATGCAAGGGAATCTAGTAGGCACCATCAAACAACTTTTTAACCTAATTCAATTCTGCAAGAAAGTGCAAATTCCTTTTGAAGTATATTCCTTCAATGATAGGAATCTAGCAAAAAATTATGCTCAAATGTCTCGCAGTAAAAGAACTAAACTGGAAGGCTCTCAGATTCATATTATTGAGGATTTTCTATTGGTAAATTTCTTGAGCAGTAAAATGAATACTACTCAACTTGAAAATCAAATGAAAAACGTTTGGAAACTTGCATATGCTTTAGATCATCAAACATATCTAACTTATGGGTATAATCATTATGATCTAGGCAGTACTCCATTGAATGAATGTATTTTTGCAGCTATTGATGTTTTTGAAAAGTTCAAAAAAACGTATAACGTCGATAAGGTCAATACAGTTTTCTTGACTGATGGTGAATCGAACTCAGTATCATTCAATCGTCCATCAGTTCATAATCCAACTCAAAGGAATATTGTTCATGCTGGTTGGCTTCAAAATAATGACGTTCTGTGTCTTCAGGACAAAAAGAACAAAATTACTATGATGAATATTAGTAAGAATGGTAGTATGGGAATTACTGGTGCATTCGTAGATTATTATCGACAAGTAACTGGATCTAATGCTGTAGGGTTTAGGCTTATTGATTTCTATGGTGCCAAATCTTTTGTTTCTCGTTATCTCAAAAATGAGTTTTCATCTTGGAGTGATGTATCATCGGAGTGGGGAAACACAAGATCATTTACTGCAACCTCTTTAGGATATAATGAATTGTATTTTATTGAGATTGGAAATAGTACTCCTACTGATATCTCACCAGCTAGCTCATCGAGTCCACTAGTAACATTCAAAACTCAAATGAAAAAGAAAGCTTTCAATAAGATCATCTTATCGAAATTCATCGAGCAAATCGCTTGACAACCCACGCCTTTTACCCTATACTACATTCATACCAAACGAGGTAACTTCATTATGACTCAAATGATTGATCAGCTTGTCCAAAACCTGTCTGTTCTTTATGGTGAGACTGTCACTCGCCAACAACTAATCGAATACGCTGCAAGCTCTGATACTTCTCTTGCATCTATTTGTAAAGCACTTGAACCCAACAAAACTAGTCGTGGAGTCTGGAATTTGACCGTAACCGAACAACTTGAAAAAACCTTTAATTCTATGTCTGCCACCCCTGCAAGTCCAGTAGTTAGCTTTATCCCCCAGAAGGATAAGAACTATGTCTCGTTTGGTAACTTTACTGATGTAAAGCGAATCGTGAAGTCTGGTATGTTCTATCCTGTCTTCATCACTGGTCTGTCTGGTAACGGTAAGACTGTCAGCGTAGAGCAAGCCTGTGCTCATCTCAAGCGTGAACTGATTCGGGTCAACATTACCATTGAAACCGATGAGGATGATCTGCTTGGCGGTTTCCGACTCGTTGATGGAGAAACCGTATGGCACGACGGTCCTGTTGTGAATGCTCTCAAGCGTGGTGCCGTACTTCTTCTCGACGAGATCGACCTTGCAAGCAACAAGATCATGTGTCTGCAATCTGTTCTAGAAGGCAAGGGTGTTTTCCTCAAGAAGATCAACCAGTATGTAACTCCTTCTGCAGGGTTCAATGTGATTGCCACTGCAAACACTAAAGGTAAAGGTTCTGATGATGGTCGTTTCATTGGTACCAACGTTATGAACGAAGCTTTCCTTGAGCGTTTTCCAATCACCTTTGAGCAGCCTTATCCTTCGATGGCTACTGAGAAAAAGATTCTCATGAACCTGATGAATTCTTTTGAGGTTGTTGATGAGGAGTTTGTGGACAAACTGATTGTCTGGGCAGACACCATTCGTAAGACCTTCTATGATGGTGGCGTAGACGAAATTATCACTACTCGTCGTCTTGTTCACATCATTCAGTCATTTGCTATCTTCAAGAATCGCAAGAAAGCAATCAATGTATGTATCAATCGTTTTGATGATGACACGAAGAGTTCTTTCCTAGATCTATACAAGAATATTGATGCTTCTGATCTGGATACTACTGAAGAAGCTATCCCAGAAACTACCGAAGAGGTACTTGACATCGCCTCCTGATTGCGGTATACTAAGGGGAGTTCCTCTCCCCATTTTTTATTTGGAGACTTAATTATGCAATGGAAGTACAACGAGGAAAAGATCCTCAAAGATATTGAAGAGTATGTAGTCAGCACCTATCATGGTCACTATTGCGGTGATGAAGATGGCTACAATGACATTCAGACAATTGATCTGATGGCAGCCAAAGGTCTTGCTGCTCCCTTCTGTCAAGCAAATATTCTCAAGTATGGCAGCCGGTATGGTGACAAAGATGGACTCAATAAGAGAGATCTACTCAAAGTGATTCATTACGCTATGCTACTACTTCACTTTGACAGTCACTATTCTCGTACACAAAACGGTCTTCAGGAATTTAAATGAGTATGAAAATCTCTAATGAAACTTTGAATGTTCTTAAGAACTTCTCCACTATCAATTCTTCTCTAGTAGTAAAAGCTGGTAGTGTAATTCGTACAGTATCTCCAGTCAAAAATATTCTGGCTGAGTATGTATGTAAAGAGGTGTTTGAACAAGACTTTGCTCTATATGATTTAAATGAATTTCTAGGAGGTTTGTATCTATTCAAAGATGCTGAATTTGTATTTGATAATTCTAGCCATCTAACTATTAAAAGTGGTCGTTCTAAAGTAAAATATTTTTTCTCTGATCCTAGTTTGATTACTAGTCCTTCAGACAAGCAAATTCCTATGGATGGGGAGAATGTTGAGTTTGAGCTTAGTGAAGAAGTTCTATCATCACTTTTGAAAGCAGCAAATGTCTACCAGCTCAAGGACTTATCATTGATTAGTGAGGACGGGGAGATCAATCTTGTAGTTCGCAACAAAGATAATGATACATCCAACAGCTATTCAGCTAAAGTAGGTGAGACTGACAAAGAGTTTGCTTTTAACTTTAAGATTGAAAACATCAAGATTATTCCTGATGTATATAAAGTTCTAGTTTCACCCCGTAATATTTCTCAATTTATTAGTACTAAGTATAACTTGCAATATTGGATTGCACTTGAACCAGATTCCACTTTTGGAGGTTGATTGAATGATTGGTAATGATTTCTTGTGGGTTGAGCAATATCGACCACAGAAAGTATGTGATTGTATTCTTCCAAAAGATATTAAGGATACTTTTCAAAATTTCGTAGAGCGGGGAGAAATCCCCAATCTACTTTTATGTGGTCCACCAGGAATTGGAAAAACCACAATTGCTAAAGCATTATGTAATGAACTTGGAGTAGATTATTATGTCATCAACGGATCTGATGAAGGACGATTTTTGGACACGGTACGGAACCAGGCAAAGAACTTTGCTTCGACCCTATCACTTCAAGCAACTGGTAAACACAAAGTCATCATCATTGATGAGGCAGATAACACAACCAACGATGTTCAACTCCTTCTACGGGCTAATATTGAGACGTTTCATAACAACTGCCGATTCATCTTCACCTGCAATTACAGGAATAAGATCATCGAGCCGCTCCAATCTCGATGTGCAGCATTTGATTTCAACATTTCAGGAAAAGAAAAGCAGAAAATCGCAGCACAGTTCTTCCAGCGTGTCCGGGTTGTACTTGAGGAGCAAAATGTCGAATATGATCCAAAGGTTGTTGCAGAGGTAATTCATAAGTTCTTGCCAGATTGGCGTAGGGTATTGAATGAACTTCAGAAATATTCTTCTGGAGGTGTTATTGATACTGGCATCCTAGCATCTGTATCAGACATAAATTTGAAAAATCTTGTTCAATCCATGAAAGAAAAGAACTTTGCCAATGTTCGTAAGTGGGTTGTTGAGAATTTGGATAATGATGTAAATGCAATTATTCGTAAAATTTACAATGAAATGTACAAATCATTAGAACCCCAATCAATACCACAGGCTGTATTGATTTTTGCTAAATACCAATACCAAGCTGCCTTTGTTGCAGATCAAGAGATCAACACTTTGGCTTGCTTTACTGAATTGATGTGCGATTGCAAATTCAAATGAAACGAACTAAATTTTATTATCAAATTTTTGAAGGCGGATTAGATGCTTCTGCAAATTCAAAATGGATAGGTAGTTCTGAACACTATTATTTTAAAACTGAAATTTTACCAAATTTGCCAAAAGATACAGGATTTTTTAGGCAAGGAAATACTGGTATGTGGTATACATTTGATAACCCATTACCAGATTATTGTTTAAGTATGGTAAAACCTGATGGAACAAAACTATTCAAATATGTTAAATTTGAAGAAGTTGATATTGAACCTACTTTTACCAAACTTGACCGAGATACAAGATACAGCAAAAAACCAAAAGCTTCAAAGAAAAAACCACTTAAATTTAGTATAAATCCCAAGACTGGACTTCGGGATGGAGGATCTTAAAATGAATGTAAAACTGATTCGTATGTCCTCTGGTGAGGATCTAATTGCTAATGTAATCAAAGAAACCTTTGATTACATTGTTGTTGAGAATGCAATTGTTGGAGTTCCTACTGGACAAGGAACACTTGGATTTGCTCCGTGGTCTCCAATGATTAGTAAAGCACAAACCGAAATTGCAGTAGATAGAAAATTTGTGGTATATATTGCTGAAGCAGATGAAGGTATTGTAGACCAATACACTAAAATGTATAGTAATATTATTACTCCAGATAAAAAAATTATTGTGTGACTTCGTGGCAGAACTTAAAGATTACTTAAATTCTATCAATATTTCAAAGGAAAATTTGATGGATTCTAATCCAGAATGTGAGAGTCAATATCCTCCATACGTTGTCAATCGTTGCTATTCTGGGTTCATGGATACTATACTTCTTGCAAATGAGATGAACTTAAATTCTCATATTGACAAGAAGTTACAATATGATTTTTATATAAATATTATCAGACCAAAGAAACGTTTCTCTCCTTGGCTAAAGAAAGAGAAATTGGATTCTCTGGATTGCATAAAACAATATTATGGTTATAGTGATGAAAAAGCTAAAGTTGCTTTAAAGCTATTAACACAACAACAACTTGAATTTATAAAAGCTAAATTGAATCGTGGAGGAAAACATGAACGCTGATAGTGAAGTGAGTTGGTCACCAGAACAAATGGTTGAAGTAACTCTGAACGAACCAGACGACTTTCTAAAAGTCAGAGAAACTCTAACTCGTATTGGAGTTGCATCAAGAAAAGAAAAAAAACTATATCAATCTTGCCATATACTGCACAAGCAAGGTAGATATTATATTGTCCATTTCAAAGAGTTATTTGCTCTTGATGGTAAACGAGCTAATCTATTTTTAAATGACGTACAACGTAAAAATAGAATTGCTCAGTTGCTACAGGATTGGGGGTTAGTTAAAATTGTAAACGCTGATCAGGTTGCAGATTCGGCACCACTGAGTCAAATTAAGGTTCTTTCTTTTAAGGATAAACCTGAGTGGACTCTAGAATCCAAATATAATATTGGAAAAAAGAAACAAGCAGAATAACAGGAAAGGGGGCATTTAGCCCCCTTTTTTATTATTTCATTGCCATGGCAAGTTGTGCTTGCTTGAGTCTTTCTTCTTTTTCAATTTGCTGACGAATAACTGTCAACCAATTTGATGCGATTTGATTTTTACGAGTTTCGGTGTCGTAATGAGCACCACGATAAGTTGCTTGTGACATTAGGTTTCTCCTTAGTTTTTTAGGTTAAAGAGCGTTCCTTCAGTCGGCTTTTGCGTCGGTTTCCCGATGAACGATCCGTTCCGAGTCGGCTTACTTCCGTCCACATAAGTGGATGAACGATACTACTATTTATTTTCGGAAATCCGAACTTGAAAAATTTATCATCACATATATATAATTGTGAAGAGATGCCTTCGGGGTCTCTAGTAAAACTCTCGCTTAATAAGGAGATTCAGAAAATGAAATTTACCACTCAATCACTAGACTCATTTTGGAACGATTACGCTCCACTCGCTGTAGGTCTGGATGAAATGTTTAACAGACTAGATGCAATGCATCATTCAGTTAATGTTAACTATCCTCCCTACAACATCGTCAAACATGACAACAGTAACTACACAATTGAAGTCGCTCTTTCGGGATTTAAACCAGAAGAGATTGAAGTCTTTACAGAACAAAACGTTCTCACAATTGCCAGCAAAGTTGAGGAACGAGATACTTCAAGAC